AAACAAGTCGAACAGGAAGACTTAGAACAAAAAATACCTGAAGAAACTCTTGAAGTTCCGATAGACGAGGAAGGTAACCCAAAGTCTGAGGAATACAAGAAGAAAGACGAAGAAGCGGCTCGTGTACAGCGAGAAGAGCAGAGCAAAAAGAACGCCGAATCGGCACAACGGCGTATTGACCAGGAAAAGCGGAGGTTGAAACAAGAGAACGAAACTCTTGCTAAACGTCTAGCTGACCTTGAGAAAAAAACGAATACACCATTGAACTCGTTTGGTGCAGTTCAACCTGATGTAAAATCTAATTCCTATTGGGAAAAAAGACTAGCTGAGAATCCTGTAGAAGCTCTTAGAGAACACTATAGGTATGAACGCCAACAGGAAAGAGAAGCAGAAGAGAGAATTGCTCAACAGCAACAAATGGTAGAGGGATATTCTAAGGCAGTTCAAGAATCAACTGAAATGGCTTACGAAGAAATTCCTGCTCTTAAAGACGAATCTTCAGATGAATATGTGACTTTTATGGGTATATTGGAACAGCATCCAGAGTGGAGGCAAAGTCCAATGGGACCTATGAAAGTCGTTCGTGAGATGAAAAAATTGGCTCGTGAACAGGGAGTCGAAACTAAGGATAATACAGAACGTGTTCGTCAGGCTCGTATAGCTAACCAACCCTTATCTGGTGTAAGGACGGCAGATAAACCAAGGTCTGTAATACTCACTCGTGAGCAGTTACAACACTGTCGTGAAAATAATATAAAACCAGAAGACTATGCTAAATACCTAGTCAAACTAAGTAACGGGGAAGGGGTAACTGTATGAACAACGAAAACGTGACAAGAATAGTATCGCAGACTGATGCTGATATAGCTGATTTAGTAGCTTCACAGCCAGCTGATATTTCTGTTGTTGAACAAAGGCAGTATAACCAGTGGGATTTACCTGGTGAGTGTAAGGAACGAGAAGGTAAAGACTACAAGTACAGGTGGCTCGCTAAAGATAGACGCATGTTAGATAAGGCGCGTTACAAAGGTTGGATAATCTGTAACAGTACTAACTCGTCTTATATCAAATCGGAGAGGTGGGGACTTCACGGTGCGATAGAACGACACGGACATCTGTTTGGATGTATGCCGATAAGGAAAGCACAGGAAATCAAAAAGGCGAATGAAGTAAAGTCTACTGAAGCTGTCAAGTATTATACCGAAGATATAAAGAAAAACGACCCCAGGTTCTACGACGCTAAATTAAGTTCAGAGGACACCGCAAGTGACCCTGACTTTAAATAAGGAGTTGTAGAATGGCTAATACAGATGCTGCAAGAGGATTGCAGATAGCTGGTCCACTACTCTCTTGTAGAATGTACAAAATGTCGAGTGCCTATGCTCAAGATTTGTTCATAGGTGACCCGATGGCATTAGATGCTAGTGGTAATGCTATTATAGCTACTGCTGGTACGGCTAATGTCATACAGGGTGTGGCTATCGGTTTTTTCACAAGTGAGTTTGTACCCCTTTCGACGGTTTATCATCCGTCGGGAACTGCGGGTGTGAACTATGTCTTGTTGGCTGATGACCCTAGACAGTTGTTCGTAATACAAGAAGATAGTGATGGTGGGAGTCTTGCTCTTACTGACATCGCAGGAAACACACTTCTAGTTTCAGGCACAGGTAGTTCCGTTACGGGACAATCTGGATGGGAAATAGATTCGAGTGCTGGCGGTGATAGTACGGCGGCTGACCAATTAAGGTTAATTAACATAGCTCGCATACCAGGCAATGCTATTGGAACGAACTGCAAATGGATTATTAGGATTAACAACCATCAGGCGAACCAGGGTATTGTTGGTGTCGGTATATAACGAAAGGTGAATTAAATGAATAGGTCTACGTTTAATAAAACGATAGCTCCTGGACTGTTCGCCTTTGCGGTGGATTCTTTCAAGGAGAGACCCGAAATGTGGCGTTCTCTTTGTAAGGTGAAACCGTCTAAGCGAGCTTATGAGGAAAGTGTGTTCTTCGCTGGTTTCGGGTACATACCTGAAAAGCCAGAAGGTGAACCGATAGTATACGATTCAATGATTCAAGGTCCGACGAAACGCTGGTCACATAAGACCTACGGGCTTAACATACCAGGCCTCCTCAAAAGAAATTTTGAGGTAATAAAAAGAGCTATATCGGAAAAGTTCCTAAGTTTTAATTTCGCATTAGCGATAGGATAATTCCGAGGAAAGACGTTATGGATAAAATAAGTTGGTTAGTAGGAATAATAGAAGGTGAGGGATGTTTTAGTATTGCTCGTGGTGGAAACACCAAGAAATACTTTAACGTAACCGTATCTATTATTAATACTGATATGCTTATCATATCCGAGTGCAAGAAAATAATAGACGGAATAACTGGCGGTAATTGTAAAATAAGAAACCACTCACGGCGAACAGATTACAAGAAATGTTATAAATTGGTTGTTGAGGGGTTTGGTATATTACAGAAATTGCTACAGGTTATTAACCCATATATTGTTGGGAAAAAAAAACCCGAAGCTGATTTACTTTTAAATTTTGTCAATAGACGCATAGTTATAAATGGTAATAGGCAAAGAAAACCAGATTATACTGTTGATGACGAAAAGTATCTATTAGCTTACCGTGCACTTAAAAACGAATCCGTAGAGACTATACGCTCTTTATCCCAAGTGGATAATGATATAGTCCGAACTGACGATATAAATAAAACGTCAGAGCTATTTGGAAACAGAATAGCCCCGTTATTATAACGGTGTAACAGATTGTGGCGCAAGAATCACTGAAGAGTGCATAGATGATGACCTCTACTCGGTCATGGAAGATACTTCCAAGGAACTCGGTAGAGCGGGTAGGGAGACGTTAGAAGTGCTGGTTGCCGATATTTGGAACAACGGTACTGCTACGACTAACCACACGGCTGGTGATGCTCTTGCTGTATTCAGCAATAGCCACATAGCCCTGGGTGGTGGCACGTGGAGCAATTTACTGACTCCTGGTGCTGACCTTTCAGCGTCGTCACTTCAGAGTGCAATAGATAATTTGGAAACTACGAATGACGGTAGGGGCAAGAAGTCGATGATTAAAGCGACGACTCTTGTAGTCCCGACAGGTCTTTCTTGGAAAGCCAAAGAACTATTGAACTCTGGGTATGACCCTGAGAGTCCCAACAACGCTATAAATGCGATAAAGGAACGCAATCTGAAACTTATTGTCAGTCCGTATTTGACGGATGCCGATGGTTTTGGACTTATTGCTGACCAGAATCCGCTTATTGCGTTTGAACGTCGAAAAGTGACGTTTGCCAAAGATGGCGATTTCAATACAGGAGATTACCTAATGAAAGTTACATTCAGGTTCTCCGTGGAAGTAAACAATCCGCTGGGACTTTACTGGTCCGCAGGGAATTAAGGAGATGACAATGAAGAAATTAATTGCTCTACTTATTCTCGGATTGTTCGTGTGTGGCAATGTGTTTGCTGTCGAGTATATGTCGACTGACAAGGGCAAGACTCTTTTTGCCTATACCATAGTCAACCCCAGTTCGGGTGCTACGGGTGGAACAAACAACGCTAATCTTATTACGGCGGTGTCTACGTCTACCTTTGTGCCTGGAACTCACAGGGTCATTGGTTATGATGTCATGTCGTTGAATACTGGTGCAAACGCTGAAAAGTGGGTTGCCATTGCCGATACCACAGAAGCTGCGTTTAAAGCGACTACGGTTAATACTGCTCCTACGGGACAGTTCGCTGAGAACGAAGCTAATGATGGTGGGGTAATATCAAAGGTGTACGCTTATCCTAAAGACATAGGCACACAGTTGGTAGTCATGCAAGGGCAGAACACAGTCGTTACTATTTACTACGACGTGAAATAGGAGAATAAATGAGAAAAGTGTGGGGTTGGCTATTACAAATGGTTTGCCCCACACCTTCTCTTACAGACTTTGTTTTTGCCATAGGAATTATTCCTATCGGGTTCATTGACAGATTGTATCAGGGTATTTACTTAGTCAGTCTTTCACTATTACTTTTTGCTTTTTCAATAGCCAGAGAAGATACAAAGAAGTTTGTAAGTCCAGCGCTTTCATTCATACTGTTCTGGTCTTTCATATCAATCTTTTTACATAGCACATTATTGCCGACTAAATCAGTCATGTATAACTATGTTAACTTCTCACTAATGTCGGAATCGTTTATTTATATCTTAGCAGGTATACTACTTCTAAAAACAGTAATAGGGAAAGTTGTAAACATTAGATTGCTCTACCTTACGATACCAATAGCACTTATTCCTGTCGTAAATAAGATGTTGTATTTCGGACAAGTTACACCCGTTTTTGCCGTATTACTTGCTTTTGCTTTTTATTTTATCGGAAGACAGAAAAAGATTTTTGTAGTATTAACATCACTTTTAGCACTAACCATATTAATAACGAACTTTCAATGGGTGGCAATGAAGTTTAACTGCCGTCCGTATGTAAATATAGAACTTTTGAGACAGATTAGTGAGAACTTTTGGAAGGGGACTGGGTTTAATAGGTTCCTAACACCAGACAATCTCATATGGGTAAGACAAATAGGGAACTTCGAGTATGGATGGCTTTACCGTCATAACGATTTTCTTAGTATTACTGCTTTTATGGGTGTCCCCATATTGTTAGGTATTGTCCTATTTCTTAAAGAACTGTTTGATAGAGTCAGATATACACCATGGATAATAATGTTTACTGCAATTGTTCTAATGTGTTGTTTTCAGATAACAATGTTTTTACCAGACAAAGCACTGATTATCATAGCTTGTATGGTAACTATGTATTGTGAGGCATGATGAATAGAAAATATGAAACCGCAGATTGTGATAGGTGTAAGTTCGAGTATCTCAAGAGAACTCTACGAAAACAAAAGGGATTATGGCTTTGTAAGGACTGTTTTGATGATGTCAGGGAAAATAAGACAATTAACATGAAACTGTTTGATTATAGGCCAAACGGAACTTCAGTTGGTGTCATTACGTCACCGACTGTTTTTACTATAACAGCAGTTGGTGGAATAACACCCTCTAATAGTATTACTACAGACCTTGATATTAAGAATTATTATATGCAAGTGGTGGGTTCTGGAGCAGTGGATATAACCGCTGACCCACAAATTACAGCCTCAACAAATGGGAAGATACTTACATTGGAAGGAACAAGCGACACGAATACGGTACAGCTTGACGATGCCAGTGAATTAGAACTCACTACATCAAAATATATATTGAAAAAAGGATATGTAATAACATTAGTATATGACTCGGACAAATCTGCGTGGGTGGAAGTGTCACGAGGCAATGTTTAAGGAGGAGTAAATGAAGAAGTTTTTAGTAATGCTACTGATGTTTGTGGGGATTTCTGGTTCGATTTGGGCAAGTAACGTAACACTTGAAGGAAACCAAATTAGAACTGAGGTTATTGATAATGCTACTGGTGAATGGCTCGACACTAATGTATCAGTAACTACAATATACCCTTCTATAGACAAAATACTTGGATTTGAGATTCTACCCATAGCAACTGCTTCTGAAAACGTAGTAGCTGTCCACGATGCTGTAAGCGGTGATACTTTGGGTAATACAAACCTTTTTGGTGAAGCCGAGTGTGCCCCAGAAAGTTTTGATGGTCTTTGGTTTCCGTATCCAAGAGAAATCACAAGTGGTATTACTGTTCGTCAAGGTGCTCAGACAAGAGTTATTATATACTACGTCCGTGGCTAATAGAAAAGAGGTTGGTTAATGAGACGTTTCTTATCACTATTTATTGTTTTTAGTCTATTATTTGCACCTAACTCAGATGCTTTTAGAATGGGAATGGGTAAATCTATTGCCATGTCAAAAGCACGAGACCCACAAGTTGCAAAATATCCAGACATTCTTAAAATGCCTGATGGTCTTACTTTCTATGCTGACTATGAGAACAAGTATGGTGAGTTAAATGCAGCTTATTCCATCGGCTCCCCCATCGCCACGTTCACCTGCGACCGCACAGGAGCAACGATTTCGCCTGGAACGTATATCGACTCCAATGGCGTAATCCAGTTAATGCCAGCTGATGACAATACGCCCCGTTTCACCTCAGGCTACTACGACGCAACAGGCTTCCATGCCAAGCGTGGGCTGCTGATTGAGGGGCAGAGGACGAATTTATTAACGTATTCATCCACTCCCGAAAATGCCGCATGGACAAAGACGAGTATTACCGCCGCAAATGCTGACGTGGGTTCATCTTCTCCAGACGGTACAGCGACTGCGC